GGAACAGTTATTGTAGCATCTGTAACTGGGTTATATCTTGCAATATCAGATTGTCTGTATTCATCAATATAAGCTGAAACCGCATTGGCTCCATTTAAGTCTGCTCCTATAAATGTTCTATTTGAATTATTGTTATTTACTAAACCACCACCTATAGCATTTCTTCTTGTTCCTCTTGACCATAATGCTCCATTGTTTGAAGCATCTCTAGCAAAAGCTAAATGCATCCATGTATTGTTTGAAAATAAACCTGATGAAGATGATAACTGTGCACCATCTTCGTAAAGAATTAAATTTCCATTGTCGATTCCTATTGAATAACCATCACCGCTTGCATTTCTTCCATCCCAAAGAATACCCGTTTGTGTTGTAGCATCTGAAGCATACCACCAAAATTCTATAGTAAATGCTCCACCATCTAGACCGCCAACAGTTCCTGATGCATTTACGTAATCACCTGTACCATCTACTAATAATGAAGCGGTTCCAAATTGTTTTTCAGCTGTAGATAATTGAGCATCTCCATTTACAGAGAATCCATTACCACCTTCTGAAGGATTTAATACATCTACATTGGCATCTCCAGTGACTGTTTCTTCACCTTGAACCATGGCCATTGCTTGACCGGTTAATGCAACATCTGGAGCAGGATCCACGTCACCTTCTTGCATAGACATAGCAAGTGTAGTTACTTGCTGATTACCGTATACACCAAAGCCCCATGCATAATTACCATTCCAAGTAGCAGCAGAAGTTGCTGATACTTCAGCTATAGTATTTGCATCTAATTCAGCTGTGCCATCATTAGCTGTTAATTCTTGTCCTGTTGGATCTACAATCGCTTCTTGATATTGAAGCGTTGCTGTCATTGGTTGACCAGTTACATCTACATCTACAGTTGCTGATCCTAAAGCATCACCAACAACAGTAGTCATTTCTTCACCAGTTAAATCAAGTGAAGAAGTACCAGTAGCTGATAATGTTCCTAAATTTGCTGAAAAATTTATTCCTGTTACATCAACTAATATACCTGATGTACCCCAAGTTTCATAACCCCAGGTATCAGAACCCCAACCTATATTTATTTCTGTATCAACAGTTACTGAATTTAAATTTGAAGATAAAGAATTACCTGATACTTGTAATGTTCCTTCAATTCCCCAACCATTAGTTCCCCAAGTAACTCTACCCCAACCAGAATTAATTTCACCGGCTGTAGTTTCGTCACCTAAGTTTGCAGATATAGCAATTCCACTAACGGTATAACTTACGTTAGGTAAGTCATTCCATTGATTAAAACCCCAAGTTTGAGCGCCCCAGGTATTAGACATAGGAAGTTACCTCCTATGTACTACCCAGAGATTCTTAAAATCGCTGCAGTTGATGTTGGTGCTGGGAACTGAATTGTAAACGTACCAGAAGTAGCAGTTTTATCTGCTCCAAAATCTAATACGCAAACAGCTGCATTAGTTGCAGTAGCAGATGTATTGTAAATCAATGCACCTCTTGCCGTTAAAGTTACACCAGTAAAAGATAAGTTGTTAAAATCAACTCTCGCTACACCAGCAGTGATCGATGTTCCTGCATTAACTAATGCACCACCACCTGCTGAGTATTGTCCAGAAGCGGATACTTCATTTGAAGTAGTGTATGAAGTTGTAGCAGAAGTTAAAGTCGCACCTGCGGTATAAAGAGCTAATTTAAACACGTCTCCACCAGATTGTTTGAAATTGTGTTCACCTTCCAAAAGTTCTTTTTTGAAGGTGTTCGCAATTGCCTGTGTTATAGCCATAGTTTATCTCCTTATATTTATTTTCCTCCGACACGAGGAACACCACTTTGATATTCATCACGTCTTCGTCTTCCCATTTGTTCTATAGAGAATCCTTCAACAACTTGTTTATACTTTCCTTCGTATAATTGCAACAAATCATTTGGTCCCTTTAGAAAACTAAATGCTTCTACTAAGCATGCATACAAAAGCCCGTTGGGAAAATACTTACTTATGTATGTTTCAGTATTTGTACTCGATAAACCAGGATCTTTCAAGATATAATTTAATTGAATTGTATATGCTGAACTTGGAGTAGGTGCTAAAACAATTGTATTTTGGTCCCACATACCATAGTATTTTGGCTCTCCAGTAGCTCCTGTTGAGTTATACTCAGACATAAAACTGGTATCTCTATATTCTAAAAAGTTTCTAGTAGAACCTGATCCTCCATCAACTATTTGAGCTGATCTAACTACTAATAAATTATCAGGTGTATCTATAAATCTTTGTGAAGCAACCAAACTAGCTGTTGCATATCTTTTATTATTATCAGAGTCTACATCTCTTAATATTCTAAATTCAGCATCAGATATAAAACCATCAACAATAGTAGATGTTAAAACATTACTATCTGTCTCAGTATAATCTCTTATTTTTTGTACTAATTCTGCATATGTCATGATATTACTACCGTTACATTTCCTAAATTTGTTAAAGCTTGTCTTTTATTATTAATAGCAGATCCATTATCAGGTACCATACCACGGTTTGATTCAAATGCAAAGGGTGCTGGTAAAGTTAAATCTACATTCATAAATCCACCATCTCCTGATGCCTGAGTAAAAATTTGTGGTCTAGCATTTAATAAACCTTGTCCATCTGCAGTAGTTGGTCTTGGTTCTAATTGTGGATGCTTAGGTTCAAATTCAGAAATATGAACTCTTGATCCATTCCATTCAATAACCATTTCTTGATATGGAAAAGCTTGTCCACTTCTATCAGAAATAAATTGTGCATATTTTCCTTTTGATAAATTAGACATTTGGATAATAAGTTTTTGGGGTTATGAAAGAACTTGAAGGTGAACCATCTTCTTCTAATGCTCTTTTTAATTCATCTTCATATAATAATTTCATTTCTTGAGTTCTTTGTGGTGCAAACTTTTGAGATAAATAATAAGAAAGTCCTGATACCATACAAGGTACAAATCGATAAGGTACATCTGCTTCATTCGTATAGGCTCCGGCATCCTGGATTCTTTTTACATAATAATAATTTAACAGGTTTCCGGCTTCAGTGCTTCCTGGAGTTAGATATAAAGTGATTGTAACTTTATCAATAAATCTTTGTACAAAATATTGTGTAGGTACACCGGTTTGAGTTTTATTTGAAAGACCTTGATATGCTGATCTATTTATTTTTGTTAATGGAAAATCAACTCCAGATGAATTTCTATATACTGCTTCTAATACATCATCAACACCATAGATTGCTGTTGCATCTGAAGTACCATCATCTGTTGATCGATACATTATATATTCTGATTGACCAGAAACTAATGTAATAGAATTATTGCCAACTTCCCAATAATGCAAACCTCTGTTAGCCCATTCTTGAAACATTATGTTTAAAGAACGTCTTGCTGTTTTTATATCATTACCAGAATAATCAAATCTACCTAAACGTTCATAGGCTTCAGTAATTATATCATCAATATAAAAACTTGTTTCAAAAGTTGTTGTTCCAGAAGTTGCCATTTAGAACTCCTACTTATCAATCAATACAGTTGCTTTAGCACTTGTTATTGCACTGCAAGTCATTCCACCTTTAAACAAAATTCCATCTTCAGGCATGTTAAATGAAAAAACATCTCCTGGAGGGACTTCTGCTGTGAATTGAGTTCCAGATTCATCTTGTAAAGTTACAGAACCTGTAGTCGTTGTAGTAGTTACATTAGAAAGAATAATTCCTCTCAATCTTGTTCTACCTGCAAAAACTTGAGCTGCTGCTGTAATCTGTACTGCTTTTACATCACCTTTAGCTGCCATAATTTTTCTCCTATTAAAATTGTGTGGGGCCGAAGCCCCACATTAATTATTTATTATGCTACAACTGCACCACTGTTAGAAACAATGACCCAACCAATTGTGCTAGCCCAAACTAAACATACTGTGTCATTAACATCAGCAAAAGCCATGTTAGTTCCATTAGCAAAAGTAGCTGGAGTAACTGTTGCAGTTCCACCGCCGTCAACAACCATAGTAATGATTTTCATTTGACCAACAGTTGTACCATTAGCTAAAGTAACTGCAGCAGCACCTGCTCCTGTAGTTAATTCTGTAACTAAATTAGTTACATCAGCAGCACCTGCTCCAGATAAAGCTTGAACTCCACCTGTTATAGTTTTGCCATAAGATGCATTAGTTGTAATTGCACCTGTAGTAGCGTTTTTTGTAATTGATTCAAAACCGTTTTCCGATCGGACTGGTCCTGAAAAAGTTGTATTTGCCATAATTATATCCTCCTAGTTTCCGAACATAGTCTCTAGGCCGTCGACTATACGCGTCTATGTTCTAATTAATTGTATAGTGATATATTTATATACTAGATTTTAATAGAGTGCAAGAGATCCCTAGGAATGATTGACACTTTCAACGATGTAAAGTCCTAATTAACCAGCGTAAAGATGAATTTCACCATCTAACGGATTGGTTCGGACTTGCTCTTCCTGTTGCCTGATGATTGATCTAATTACTGTTTTGATCTCATCACCAATAACAGACATTTCAGCGGTAATTTGTCCCTTGTTTTCAAGAAACAACTCGTTCCATTTAGATTCGAGTTTCAGTTTCTTCGCGAACAATACCATGTTGTCCTGAGCCATTTGTAACCTCCTCATAGGTTATGTAAAAATCACTAGTAGTACTGTGGTACTCTAAGTCATTTACTTCCCAATTTATATCGGATTTTCCTAGAAAGTCAATAATAGGTTTATTTAGCTCATCAGCATTATTTATTTCTTTATCGCTTTCTATTTCAAATTGAGTTTGAAGTTTTTTTGTAAAAATTTTAATTAAGTATTTATTCATGGTTTTTTCTTTCTACAGTGTAAATGAGGCGGGATTGTGTCCCGCCTCAAATATTTAATTATTATGCACCTTCAACGCCAAAGATACCTCTGTAGTCAGATACACCAAATGAGTATCTTTCTCTAGCTTTGTATCTTACGTTGCCAGTATCGAAGTCACCTTCCATAGCAGTTTTAATTGCTGCTCTTTCAAAGTACTTCATACCATTTGGCACGTCAGTGATAATGTAGAACGCATCTGGGTCAGTTAAGAAATTGTTCACTCTGTAACCTTGAGGAACCATTCCCATAGAAACGATTGCGTTGATATCATTATCAGCAGTTCCGACTCTACCTTGAGACTTCATCAATCTCTCAGCTGTAAATTGAAGCTCAGAAGGAACGATCATTTTCACTCCTCTTGCAGCAATTTTAAGACCTCTTTCGTCAGTCATTGCAGCAATGTCGATTAAAGACTGCTCCAATGAAGTTTCGTTAAGGTCAGCTTGAGTTGCTAAAGTGTTAGCTACCGTACCTGCGATTGTTGGGTGAGCAGTGTTAAATAATGAAACACCATCCCCTGAATCGAAAGCATCGTTAGTTGGTAGACCGTTAATTAACGGTGCAACTGCTTTAACTTGTTTTGTGTTCGCCATAGATCTAGCTAATGCTTTTGT